CTAAAGAGCCTAATAATGCAGTTAAAGTGCTGCTGGGTTCTTTATACGGTAGCGGAAGGAAAGAATCTTGCAATTTTCCTCCTGGAGCGTCAACATCTCGCCATTCTCCAGGCTGTAAGGGGTCATCATGCCGCTGAATATTTAATCCACGGGATTTAAACCCTGCTGGCAGGTTAGCAAGTGTTCCTGCGTCAATTAATTGTCGTAAAATAGAGGTAACAGACTTAGTTAAGCCACCAATCATGTGAATCAAGCCAAAACCATAAAAACCCAGTCCTGGCAAAAATTTATATTGAACAAAATAGTCTGTTTTCTTGTAAAGTGGATCCTCTTCTGCCCAATTACGACGAATTGCTAGAATTTGATTCATGTCTTCACAAACTGTAACAATATAAGGGCAAGCAAAGCCATGATCTTCAATTTCTGTTAGATTAAGCTCTACGTGCATTTCTAGAACTGTATAAAGTTCATTATTTTCTGCATAGCTGGGCTGTACTCCTTCTAGCTCTTCCATTTTTTCTTGAACTTCATTCGGTTGAAATGAAGCAGGTTGTGCTAATTCAATATCACTGTAACTTCCATTTAATTGCATTTTCAATAAATCATTCTTTGTCATCGTCATAACATGAGTAACTCGTGGAGAACCTGAGAGGTCGGTAGTCGAGTAACTAACCACTAGATCTTCCGCTTTTACAAATTCACTAACAGCACGACTGAGCGTTGTGTCAAAATAAATTTTCTTAAAAGCGCTACCAGAAAGCGGTAAGTAGAATAATAATGAGTCCATCTCAGGATCGTACTCTTCCATGACATGACTAATTTGATAATTCATGAATTCTTTGACCCTTGTAGACTGAGCTACGATTTGAGGATCATGGTTTCCAACAACCTGTACTTGAACAGGTCCACCTGCTGGGAGAAGTTCCTTATACGCTTGTGCTTGAAACTGAGTGACAGCTTCAGATAAAATTGGATGATTAACTCCGCTAGCTCCCTGAAACGGCTGTGTTCGTTCTTCCTGCCTAATTCCCAATAAGTCTAAGCCTTTACTAAAAGCCTCATACCATTCTTGACGAGATTCTTTATCTTCTTCGTATAAAGCGACTAATTCAGTGCTTAAGGATTGAAGGACATCTTCCTCTAAAAAATCTGCTAAATTTTCATTAAAAGGAATAGCTTGTTGTGCTTCCTCAGGAGCTATTTCTCCCTCTTCTAAAGGTACTTCTATTTCTATCTCTACAGGTAACGGTGCTCCAGAAGGAGCAGAATCGCCATTTATGAGTGGTAGTTGCTTATCAATAGGTGACATAAGGCTTCACTCTATCATATGTTTTCATTAATAGTAAACCCTTTCCCTGTGTCGATGGCTCTCAAAAGTATCTTGATAGTCTGATGGTAATTGAACAAACCCACCTTGACGGAAGCGCAAAACAGCCTGTGACATGGAGTCAACTAAGTCGTCATGGTCTCCGTTAGGGAATGCTGCGCACTCTTCAACAACTTCAGTTGCCCAATGGTCGTCAGACTTCCAAACCATTCCTGACTCAAATAAAGGCGTACAGGCGTTTACTCTCGCCACTTTGTCTGATCCTTTACTTGGTGTAAAGTTTTGTACAGGAATACCAATTTTTCTCAGTTCTTGTGTTAAGGGTGTGCCACTCCCTTTAGCCTCTATAATAACGGTATCGGGTTCCCAATGCTCGTAAAGAGTCAGGGCTTTTTGTTTAAGTTCAGGGAATTCTAAACGTGCTTTTACAGAGTCTAATAATATTAAATGCGCTACATCCCCTGAATAAAAGTTCTCACCTATTCTACCGTGTGGGTAAAAAACTCCCCACGTTGTTATAGCAGAATAGTCTGCGGTCTCGGTGCGTAGGAAAGCAGTATCGTAACTTTGAATAATGTATTCACACTCTGGTGGTTTCTTTTCTTGCCATTCCTGCCACCATTCCCGTTTGATCAGTGCTCCCTCTTCGGCAGTAGGGTTCTGCATATATTGGGCAAACCATTTTGGTCCATTGCCCAAAGCTGCCTTTATTCCCTCTAGTTCTTCAACTTTCCAGTATTCTGGCCAAACTGCATCGCCACTTGGCAAAATAGCAGGTAATTCAATCAGTTCCCACTGATCATTCTGTGGACTACGGGACATATCCTTTAGTAAACGTCCTGTCAGGTCTTTTGTTGACCATCGAGTCATAACCACGACAATTGCTCCTCCTGGCTGTAGTCTCTGGCGAGGTCCCGACGTGTACCACTCATAAGCGTCGTCCAAAGCTACTTTAGACATAGCGTCTTGTTCTGAATGAGGATCGTCAATGATGAAGAGGTCTGCTCCTCGACCTGCGATAGCGCCTCCCGTTCCTACCGCAAAGTATTCTCCTCGAGCGGTGGGCTGCTTCTCTGACATAGTTTCCCACTTTCCTGCTGCCTTTGAGTCGGGGTTTAGGACGGTTTGGGGAAAAATACGCTTATAAATATCGGATTGAATCAAATCTCTGACCTTGCGTCCAAAGCGCACCGCTAGGTCTGCGGTATGTGTTGCCTGAATGATTTTGAGCTGAGGACTGCGACCAATGAGATAAGCAGGGAGTAAAAAACTCGCAAATTCACTTTTCGTGTGTCTTGGGGGCATATTGATAATGAGCCGTTTTAATTTACCACTGGCTATACGGTCAAAGGCTTCGGCTACTATTGTGTGATGATGCCCTTGGATGAATGCTGGCCATTGACTCTTGACAAAAGTTAAAAAGTCCGTTTGAGACTGCTCAATCTCATTGAGTTCTTTAAACCGCTCCCCGAGCTCGTAGTATTCCTTGAGCGTTTCTTCAGGGAGCTTAGATAATGTACTTTTTGTCATCGTATAAAGGTTGAGTAACGGGACCACCAGTATTTTTATTCTGTTTAGATAGATGATATTCTAAAGCACGGGCTAGACCACCGTCCAGGAGTTCATCCTCGTAAGCATGATTAGCGTTTTCAAAACCAATAATAGCGGAGGAAAGTCCTCTTAGGGTCATGGGGTCTGTGAGATTTAGTTCTTCGTTTGGATCTATGTTCATTCTGTCCGATACATAGCTTATGTAGCTTTCGATTGGGTTATTGTCTTCAGGAGGAGAAAGGGTGTTCAGTAACTTAGTTATTGTGTTATCGCCTCTTGAAAATTGAGTTAATACATTGATCGCCCCTGCTCTAATTCCTGCTTCGGGAGAATCAAAGCGTTCAAAGATATCTTCAATCTCTATGTCCCGATCAACTTTTCCTTCCCATTCTTCATCTGTAAAAACCAAGTTAAACGGATTATTGTTTCTTATTCCTCTGGTTACTTCAGGCTGAGGTGGTTCTTCTCCACTGTCCATTTTAAGTTTTTCTGGTGAATAGTCTATATTAAATACATCTGCTCTGTCGGGTCTTAAACTACCTAAAGTATATCCTTGCATAACATTTCTTGCATGTTCAGCTTTATGTACATAGTCGGGAGTACCTACAGTAGCTCTTGTTGTAATTCTTCCAGTTGTTAAAGTTTTATAACCTTCTTCATCTGGAAAGGATTCAAGTCTTTGGTCTAGGTTGTCTATTTCTTTTGTATTCATAACTTCAGCATAGTTATCTAAGCCAGATCCCATACCATATCCAACTCCACCTATGGTTCCAAATAATAGTGCTAAATCACCTAGACCTTCTGTATTCCATCTTGGGTCTATATTAAGTCTCTTTTTTAATCCTTTTACTGCTTTAACACCAGCGCGCGCTTTACCTCCAGGTATCGGAAGCATTCCTGTCATTAATGCTGTTGCATATTCATTAGGATCTTTTTGACCATAATAATCTCTAACAACACTTGAAGGTACAGCTGGACCTCCAAAAGCTGGACCTCCAGCACCTTCCCACTTATCTTCGTTACTAGCATTTTCAGCCATGTTTTTTACTCCGTAGTAAATTTACCATACGTTTAGCATTCTCAATGGATTTTGCCGTTGCTTTAAGAGTCCATTTACCTCTTTTTTTAACATAGACTTTTTTTCCTCTACGTTGATACGGCATAGTTTATAAATAAATTGTGGTGGCACCATTGGTGCTCACAGTTAACGTACCAATTGCGCCTGTAGCAGATAAACCTTTAGAGGTTGTGCTATATAACGTGTTCCATTTGGCTCCGTCCCAAACTTGAAGTTCTCCTGTGGTCAGGTTCCAAATGATATCTCCTTTATTATACTCATTCTGATCTCGTTTAGTAGCCAAAACCGAATTAGTCGCATCTGGATCAAAAGCACTCAGGTTTAATTCAAGCACTCTAACCAGGCGATTATAAGTGTCTGGATCAACTTGATCATAAGCCATGGGTAATCCAGTTTGAAGTAATTGCCCCATTATCTTCTTCCGTCTGGGCGCACACCCATTCGTGTAGCACCGATTCTAAAGCCAACTCCTAGTGTATAAGCAGCAGTATTATCATCATCTGATTCAAAACGCAAAACAGCCTGTCTCGCACGACCACGAAGATTCAATTTTTGAGTAGTTGAAGTTACATTGCTGGTAGAATTTGTAGTCAAACTGTCTCCTGGAAAATTTCTTGTCTTAAGCACAAAATTAATGGTTTGAGCGTCTCCGTTCCCTATAAAATTGATATCAGGTATAACTCGGTTAATGTATTGAATCACTTCTCCATCACTAACATCAATGTCCCCTGATTCTATATAAACATTGTCCATGGGCGAACCATCAGCATCATTTCCCGTTTCATGTTGGTATAGATATCCCACGTCTGAAGTCGTGTAGACTGCTCTGGGGTATTCTACTAATCCTTCATCTAACCAAGCATTGCGAACCAACTGCCCAATGCTCCATACTTTTTCTAAATAGTTATAGCTAACATAGCGATCAATCTCAGTGGCACTGCTTGACGGATAAAACCATCCGACCTCATTAAACCGTTTATTCAAAAAACCAAACACTTTATACGCCTGTCCTTCATTAATATTCCCAAAAACATAATCATGAACATCACAAGGCACAGGTTGAATTTGCCCTCCATAATTATAAATTCCTTTTTTATCCATCCAAAAAACACCAACAGGGCTATTTATCATGGCTTTTGGTCCAATTAATCCTACACCTTCATTCACTAAATTAGTGCTAAAGATAAAAGGTTGTCCTATAAACTTCATAGAATAAAGGGAAGTGTCTGTCCAAATTAAGATCTCTTGTCTAGCTCTTATTCCCCCTACAATCATAGAACCTGCAGAAAGCCGAACAGAACCTGCTGTATTTATTGACTTAGGTTCCCATTCAGTAATATTTTCCTGATCACACCAACAAACAAACATTGGGTCAAGTGTTCCTGTCCTAGCAGTACCTCCCGTATTCAGAGGATCTGCACCTAAAACAATAACATGACGGTCAATATCACTTACTATAACTTGGAATCCGAGTGTGGGGGCTAAATTAGCGTTTGTTAAATCACTTAAAGCCACAGCCCTGTCTGTACCTAATGTTTTAGCGCTGGTGTCCCAATAATAAATTCCACCCAACCGTACATTCATTACTAGGTCTTCCCCAAAAT